CTAGCACGGGCCCCTTTTAAAACTACATTGTATCTGAAAGTACTTTAATTAGGAAATCCTGATCTCATTATAGATTGATTATCAGAAGGTTGTGATCTTCATCGATTGATGAATCGTATCCTTGTATCCGTATATCGTGATCCCTTCTTGAATCTCTATTGAATGATTTTGTAGGTTACTTAACCGTGCTGATCTTTTTGTGTGTTTATTCTAAAACACTCACCTCTGTTGTAATTTCCGAATTTCGACTCTGCTGTCCTTGCTCCCGCGGGGCTTTTGTCCCGTATAAGCACTTAATCTGGAGCTTGTTATGTGAGTTCTCTTTGAACTCGGCCATATCCATGAACTAATTTGGATCGTGTCCCTTGACAACTATCTCTGGTGGAATGAATGCCACTTAAGTGTAGTTTTGCTACTAAGAGATGCTGCCGTTTGGCGGTATGTACTTCTTCTGGTTGTACTTGATGTCATGTTAGTTTGGTGACAGTTTTCATACGGTGTACTTAACATCGTTAGTATCCCATGACTTCTGTTAATGAAAAAGACAGAATCGATACTGAGGTAGGTCAGGTTGATCCTATCCCCCCTGCGAGGCTTGTTGGTGTGTCGCAGGTTGCTATGGAGGTTAGTCCGAGTCTTAGACCCAAGGACTTTGGACCTGTTGATGAGGCTGCTCGATCTGAGTCGCCCCTTTCAACTCCCCGAACTGTTCCGCTCCTTAGAGAGTCGGGACTTTTCGCTCGGAAGATGAATGCTCCTGTAGCTGAGGAGCCTCTTCCAAAGACCGAAACGACTGCTGACCATATTCGTCGTGCTTTTTCTGCTATGATTGCAGAAGACGACGTTGCCGGTATTGGCAAGTTGTTTCGGAATCTTCCCCCTGGACCTCTCTTCGAAGAGTTGTTCGAGGCCTGGCGCGCTTATAAGCGCGACAAGGCCCGGAAACTTGAAGAAGAGAGGAGGTTTGAAGAATTGCTTCGTGATGAGGAACTTCACACTACGCGCGATGACCTCTTGAACGGTCGTCCGCGTACTGTGTCCCAGACCCTGTCCGTCGTGCCTTCGATCTGGAGGCGTATTCTTGCCGCTTTTCAAGCGGCGCCTTGGACTAATATTGGGATCACTATGACTCACTTGTTGAGTTATGGTGGTTTGTTTTATTTTGCAATTCTTTTGCCTGCAATTTCAGTGTCTTGGATTTATCTTGCTGGCTTGAGCTTGTTTTTGCTCGCTGGTTCGATTTATCGACGATGGAATGTTTCGATTCGTCTCTGGATTCACCAGAAGACGCGTCGTTTCCTTTCGAATCGTGTTCTTACGATTTTTCTTGAGACACTGTTCTTGCCTCATCAAATACTTGGATTTTTGAACCCTGTTAACTTAGCTGAATTGTTTTCTTTGTCTTACCTGCTTATACAAGCGTGGAAGTCGAAGAAGGTGAAGACTGCTGCTGTTACGTATATTGCTGTTCGACTGATTTCCCTTGTTGGATTGGATATCAGTAAATACTCCCCGTCAACTGATGATTCCACTGATGCCCATGCTGGGATCACTGGTTTCGTTAAATCTATCTTCAAAATTCTTACCCTCCAAGATCTTACTAAGGAGGAGGAATTTGATTTGCGTTCTGCAAATTTGAAGTTGGATTCGTTGACGAAAGTTGATCGCATTATACAGGTTTTTGAATCTTGGTTCGCCCGTCTCTATGATATGGTTGCTTGCCGCATTTGGCCTGATGAGCCAAAATATGCGGTAAAGCGCCAGATTCGAGATTGGTTGGACCGAGCGTCCAAGTATTTGACCCGCCCTATTGGAACTTATTCTATGGAACAGTCTGATTATGACGCCATTCGTGGTCTCTACCACGAAGGGCAGACTTTGAAGACCCAATTTGCACTTGTGGCTGATCAAGCCATAAATCAGCCTTTGTTTCTTAATCTGTATGCCCAGTTCGAGCGTGTTCTTGAACACGCCCAGACTGTGGTGAACAGTAATAAGGAACGTCCCCGTCCTGTTGGTGTGCTGATTCATGGCATACCGCAAGATGGAAAGACTGTTTTTACTCAGTTCTTGGAGGAATATTACTTGACCACTCGTTATCCTGGTTTTGAATTTTCCGCCCTTGAGCACAAGTCTTATAATTGGACTCCGAATGTCAATGGTCGCATAGATGGTGTGACCAGTGATCATGAGGTGATGATTTTCGACGATTTGTTTCAGGATCCTGAAGCGCAACCTAAGGAGTCGCGCATGATCTGTAACATTATCGATAAGAAACCTCATATGCCGGAGGCTGCTTCCATGGCTGAGAAGAGAAAGAATGCTATTCGTCCGAATCTTGTTCTCGTGACGACCAATCTTGAAATCCATGATACCATGCCCCTTGGTATTTTGGACCCCACCGCTGTTCCTTTGCGGATGGGTGTGGTCGCCACTTTTGTGGATTCGCCCGAGAAACGTCCTGCTCTTGGAGAGGATGTGACTTGGGAAATGGTTCGTGATCGTCGTATGATGGTTACTTACTTGAACCGTCGCAAGCTTGCTACCCCTACTGTTATGACTGCCTCTGAACTCATTGAGGTGATCATGAAACAGCTTGATGCTGCTCAGCGACTGTATAAGGCCAATTCTGGAAACGTGTCTGTGCGGATGGCAGAGATGCGTAATGATTTGAACCTTATGTCCACTGAAGATTTTGACGAAGCCTTGCGCAACATTAAGACTGTTGAAGAGTCTATTGCTGCGTGCGGTGATTCGCCTGCGTTCGCTACGCACAAGCGTGTCCTTGAAGAGAGACTTGCTGTGATGCGCAAGAACGCTCACTTTGCTAAAAACATGCCTACGTTGACTGCTGTGAACAACCTGAGCACTGATGCACATGAACGTGCACAGATTGCTTCGGCTGCTAACGGCGTCTTCGGAAGGTATGTTGATGGTGGTGAAGTCTACTTCGTACCTCTTGAGCCAATGACTTGGACTGAGAAGTTTGCTTTGCTCTTTAGGAGCAAGTATACTTTCTCAGAAGGAAAAGTTATAGTTCGAGAGAAAGATGTTGACATCACAATGACCTTTGATGATACCAAGCGAATCGAGCAGGTGATTGACTTGACTGAGGAACAAATGATGTTTGTTGCGCTTCAGCGCCCACATCATGTCCAATGGACCTCATTTTTGTCTTTGCCAGCTCAGCTGCTTGTTGGTGACACTCCGCTGTTTGCTACATTACAATCTCCTTTTGTGTGTCCTGATTCTTTGGATTCACACCCCTATCTTGATTTTGGTGTTGCTTTCGGTGGTTTGTTTTCTGCTGCTGTTTTTGGATTTGCTTGGCCTGCTGCTGCTGCTTTGGGCCTCTTTTCTATTTCTTCTGTTGCCTCTCATTATTTTGACTCGAGTACTGCTGATCGCTTTATGCGACCTGCTAGTGTTCGTTGTGATTCTGATCAGGAATACAAGCGTCGTGTTTTTTGGAAAACGATGGCTGTGTTCGTCATGTTGATTTTGGTCATTTTCCTTGCCTGGTGGCTCGGAAAAGACCAAACTGATGCAGAATATCAGAAAGAGAAACGGAAGAAGAAGCGCCGCCGTCTTCACCCGGAGACGGTAGGCGAGTATAAGAAAGAGCGCCGAAAGGTTGCTAAGCGCCGTGTTGCTACTGAAGCCGAGGCTAATGAAGAGACTGACTCTGACGAGTCGGAATCTGAAGCTGAGGCAACGGTGGTGCATGGTGCGCGAGATCCCATGGCCATACAGACTATGAATCGAGTTGAAGCTAATCTTGGTTGGTGCGTTAGACACGCTCCTCCATATATGTTTAGCCAAAACATTCTTGGTTTGTGTGGCGAGTATGCTCTCGTTTCGCAACATCTCTTTGTTGGTGCCGGTGACGACGTTCTTACTGTTTGGTTTCCTAACCAACAGACCGTCTATCCGGTTTCCTCATTAGAGAAGCGCCCGATACCTGACTGTGACCTCTTTGTCGTCCGACTTCCTGGCCAACAATTCGTTTCTATCCTGAGCCATTTTATTCTAGACTCTGACCTGCCTAGCTTCCGTGGTAAGTTAGATGTCCCTGTTGAGTACATGACTCGGGTGTTTGATTCGAAGCGCCAGTTGATCGACAAGATACCTGCTCCTCTCCGCATTGAACAGGTGCAAGACGTCAAATACAACTATGCGATGACTCATTCGAAAGTTGATGGCGTTACGACACCTATTTATACGCGAGGATTCTGGGAAGGACTTGGCGACAGTGTTCCTGGTTACTGCACCGGCCCCTGGGTGTGGTTGAATAAGCAGTGCGATCGTAAATTGATCGGCGCGCATTTCGGGTCTGTAGGACTCGCGGCGCGTGGTTGCCTGCTTACACAGGAGAAACTGTTGCCTTTTGTTTCGGTGAAGCTGATGTCTTCTGTTCCGACTGAATCTCATGTCGGAGTTGCGATTGACACTAGTTCTGATGCCTTCGTTTCCGCGATGCGAGAATGCCCTTATGGCTTTCGTTTTTACGGAATCGTTGATAAACGCGACCAGCTTTACCTTAACACTGAGACACGGATTGTCCCTTCTCCCCTGCAGCAAGATATTGCGCCAACTACTGCCCCTGGTCCTCTAGGGTGGTATACTGATGCTCACGGTGTTCGTCGTGATGCTTTGCACAATTTTCTTGCCAAAGGTGGAGAAAAGGTTTTCCACATCTCTCCCGGTTTGCTCCGCCGGCTTTGCGCTGATCACCATTTGACATACCGGAAGACTATCTCTCAACACATCCTTACGGTGGCGGAGGTCCTAAACGGGATCCCCGGAACCAATACTAATGGTGTGATGTTTGATACGTCTGCCGGTGTCTTTTGGCGCAAGCTAGCGAAGAAGGGGAAATTTCCTGTTCTCCTGAAGCGTGAGTTGGCTGATGGCCGTGTAGAGGTATACGGTTCTGACGCCTTCATGGAAGCGCTTCGAACTCTCGAAAAGCTCTGCGAGCGAATGGTGCCGATGGTTCTGTTCGGCGACGCTGGAAAAGATGAGCGTCGATCGCTTGCTGATGTTTTAGAGGGAAAATACCGCATTGTTTCGTCCATAGCGGTGCACTTCCTGGTTCTTTACAGGCAGTACGTGGGTGCGTTTCTTGACGCGCTCAGGACGAGTCATCCCTACGGTCGTTCAGCCGTCGGAATTGACGCCACTGGTCCAGAGTGGAACATGTTCTGGAAATACATGTCTGAATGTGGATTGAAAGGCATCGAGCTTGATGGCAAACGTTTCGATTTGCGCTTGCTGCGTGAGTTGCGCCGCGAGTTCATTCGAGTTGCCAATGCTTGGTACCGAACATTCCACAATGAGAAGAAACACAGCCGAGAGCAGAAAATTCGCTGTCATGTTATGAAGTGTGTTCTTGATCACCTTCATCTTCTCGTTGACATGGTCTACTACCGCACCTGTGGACAATCCTCTGGCAACCCTGCTACTGCCGAGGAAAATAGTTGGTGCTCGGAGATAATCGCTATGACTATTTTCGCCATTCTTGCCCTCCGTAATGGAGAGGAGGAGTGGAGGGAAAATTGGAACAATATCCGTCATTGTGAATATGGCGATGATCTCTTGATTTCTGTCCCCAATGGATTTTCGTGGTACAATCCGAAATCCTTTTCAGAAGTCGCGTTTGAGGTCTTTCACATGGAGTACGTTCTTCCTGACGGAAGTGCTCCGACCTCAGACTATCGGCCGCTTGAGGAATGCAAATTTATTTCTCGCGGTTTTTACCGTATCCCCGGTACCGATATTCGATTGGGGAAAATGGACATCGGCGATTGCGTTGATATTGCTCTTTGGATCAAATCTAAGAGCACTCTCGATCGGAGAGAGTTGATACGTCAAAACGTCGATTCAAGCCTCCGTGAGTTGTTTTGCCACGGAGAAGAAGTGTTTGACCACTATAAGTCTATCTTCAATAAGCGCCTGATCCATGAAGGCTTGGAACCAGTCCTGCTTGACTGGACCGAGCTATTTGTGCGCTATACGAAGAAAGTATGTTAGTAGCCAAACGTCGACCGCCGCCGACTGGCGCGGCTCACGTGTCTCCCGTGTTCTATAGGAGACTCCGCATCCATACCTGGTGTAGGCCTTGCCGCCCAGATCTAATTTACGAGTGCTGTATGAAGCGCTCAGTATTTGACTGGTTGCCCAGGGCGGAAGTTTTCCCGATTTCTCAAAAATCGGATGAGCCCCCAAATTTCATGAGTTCTGAAGTTGTGTCTACGGACGTTAAAACTGTTGATGACCCATCCCGTACCCAGGATGGTGAAAAACCCACCGAAAAAGTGGGGACTATCACTACGCTCGTTGATGAGAACGAGGTGTGTGAGAACGTGAGGCTTCCCCCCGCGTTCGGGCAGATCTGGAGTCAGACGAATCCGCTTCCAGATGCTGGTCTCAAGGATATTCTTGGCCGACAGTATCAAATCGGCGTTTATACCTGGACTACATCAGCATTTGGAGTGGAAATCTATTCTCTGGATATTCCCACCCTTCTCGTGGCGATGCCCAATATCGCTGCGAAACTCGACGAATTTCACTATTTTCGGTGGAAGGCTGTGCAAATTGAAGTTAGGCTTCAAGCCTCAAATTTTCACTACGGTTGCCTTGTTCTCAGTGCGACCGTGTGTAATACTCAAGCCCTGCACAGTTCTACGACTAGTGGAACCACGCAATTCATGCAGAACGACCCTGTGCTGCTCATTGCAGGTACTGGAAAGGCTGTCAATCAGAGTGTTGGTTGGGCAGATAACAAATTTTGGTATCCGTCCCAGTCCATTCCGACAAACCGTGCTCTGTTCAAATGCACGGTTGGCAGCCAACTGCGAATGCTTGGAACCACGGTCAAAGACGCCTCTCTTACCGTCCTCGCGAATTTCGTCGAACCCGAGGTTGCATGGCCTATGGCCATTTCGTCGTCAGCTCCTGATGACGTTACTGACGCTCATTCATCTCGTGGTGCTGCTTATCGGCCTCGTCAGAATCAGCATGAGGCTGAGAAGAAGTCGAAGGATCATGTAGTTTCTGACGGCGATTCTGTCGTTGGCGAAGCCGCCAATGTCATTTTCGACGTCATTAACGCTGGAGAGCAAATCGCGAGTCTTGTCGCAAAAGCTGCATCCTTCTTTGACAAGCCCTACGGACTTGAGTCTCAGAAACACGTCACCGTGCAACCTGGTCGAGACATGCCCTACACGAAGGGCCTCGACTACTCCCTGCGGCTGTCTGCTGATCCTGAGGCCAATGTTGGGCCGGCGAGAGGAACAAGCGGGATGGGTGATCCAAACCCGTCCATGCTGTCATTGTTCATGACGCCTGGCTACATCAAAAGCTTCAACTTCACGACAAATACGTCTGCGGGAGCAAAACTTGCCACGTTCATTTTGACCCCTGGGGCGATGAACTTCAAGAGTTCTGAGAAGTACACCCCTTCATTTGTCTGCTGGTATGCAGCGCCGTTCAAGGCATGGAGGGGAGGCTTCAAGTTCTTCTTTCAGTTCGTCACTTCGACTTTTATTTCTGCCCGCTTGCGCTTTGTGTGGATCCCTGAGGGAGTCACTGTCCCCACCACCATTGCGGACAATGAAGCGGGAGATTGGATTTCCCAGGTTGTCGACATCACTGGTTCAGTTGCGCACAAGGTGACCATACCTTGGATTGATGATGGTGCGTACAATACGCATACCTCGAATCTCTTGCGCTCTTACCTGAATGTCTCAAGCTCGTCTGCGACACTCGGCACCCTTGCCGTCTACCTTGTGTCTGCGTTGGTTTCTTTTGATTCCGCGCAGACCCCGACGGTTGATTGCCTTGTGTTTGCGGCCGGTGCTGAAGACTTTGATGTCAACAATTTTGGTCATGACATTGAACTTGATGGCACTTCAGGCACGGGTTACTCCGTTGCGTTCAGTCCTTCGGCGTCTGACACTGACGCCCATTCGAAGAAAGAGAAGAATCCTGAGGTCGTTGAGACCGTCGTGATGAAGCATCCGATCTTTGTTGATCGAGATTCTTTCATGCATGACGGTGTCACTCTCAAGAATTTTCATTATCTCGAGCCCATTGGCCTGTTCTGGACCGGATCTAAGCCGCGAATTTCTGACTATGACTACGATGGCGTAGCAAGGGTCACTGTTCTTCGCGAGAAGTTTCTTGTCGCAGTTCAGACTGGTGACAATCCTGTTCTCCAAGAAGCCGTCGCTGCTGAGATGAGAGGAATCGCCGATCGTCATGGAGCCAAGTTCAGGCCCAAATTCGGTGACTACCTTTTTCTCTACAAGATTGGTATTTCTGATGGTGACCACGTTCCTGATGGTCATTGGTATAAGGATAAGCGAGATTATCTCTTCGCTGACGTGACA